TCAACAACCTCGATAGTCAAAATTTAATCCTAACCTATTTATTGTAAAAGACGTTATGGATAAAGATCAGATACTATTTGACGATAAGTCTTTCTCAGATTTGATGAGAGACATATACATGAACACTAAGAAGAAAGAGACGCAGATCACTGGCTTAATCGAACAGCTAAAGCCTATGATTCGTAACATGACTGACGCATCAATGATGGTACCTCTTATTAAAGAGTACCTAGAAGTTTCAGTTAAGAACGATGATAACTTAGTCAAGCTCACAGCCATTGTACAGCGCTTATTGGTTTCCGGTAGCAAAAACGCGGCAACGGATGAAGGTGCTTTATCTGAAGATGAAAAACGACAATTGCTAGCAGCTGCGCAAGACTTGCTGGATCAAACTACTTAGATATGGGCTTTTTTGATGGATTAAATGGTTTAGTAGGTGGTGGCAACGTTGGTAGTATTCCACAATACATACCAACTCCTAAGCTTATTATTGGTCACGTATTGGAGGTTTGCTTAGATGCTGACTCACCTTTGTATAAAGGCAATGATCAGAACATTGGAGCAATACGTTTTCGTGATGTGTTTGGTCCACCAACTAAGGATGTTGGAAAGGAGAAAGGATCGCTAGCTTTCCCAGCTGATCGATCTAACTTCAAGCTGCCATTGCCAGGAGAGCAAGTTGTAATATACTATGCATACTCAGATCAAATCACTCCAGGCAATCTTAATGCACCAGCATTTTACTACGGTTCAATTATAATGAACTCTGCAAACATTACAACTACATCCTCTCCGTTTGTGGGAATCGAACCTAGTCTTCTAAACCCAACTAACGCTCGAGCATTTTCTTATGCGCAGTTAGAGTCACGTTTTGATAAGGAGATTCAAAACCTTGAGACATTTAAAGACTCATCTGCAAAGCCAATCATTCACAAACAACTAAAACCGTTTGAAGGGGATTACATTTTGCAAGGACGATTTGGAAACACAATTCGCTTTGGAGGTACGCCTACTGATAATAATGCCGATGCAGGACCATCATGGGCACAAAATAGAAGAGGTAAACCTGGAGATGCAATTATTACTATGAGGGTGAGTAATGAGACCATAACAGCAAAAAAAGCAAAAAGCGGTCTTTATGATATTGAAGACATTAACGAGGATGCAGCTTCTATATATCTAACAACTACTCAAGAGGTGCCATTAAAGCTAGCAATTCCTGAGAAAGGAAACAGGGAGCATCCATTAGCATCATGGGCATACGTTTACGGTATTTCAGCACCTGAGGTATTACCAAGTGAAACTCATATGTTTGACGGCGAGCAGGCACAAACTGGCGATACGAAGAAATCGGTTAAGCAAGATGCTACTGAGGATAACACAACGCAGGGAACTCTCACACCAGAACAACAACAGATAGCACAACAAACAGAAGGAGCACACACAGATGGAGCACCAAAATAAAAATAAATGGCACGAGCACCAAAAGAAATAGCAGCAGATTTAGTTAATGCAGTAAAAGCAAACGCAAGCCTTGTTGGACGATACAAGTGCTACAGTGCATTTTTCCCTTCTGACGATTTAAAGGCGTGGAAGAATGCTGTAGCTCAAACAAAGGGTGCTGATACTGAGGCAAACATTCAAACCAGACTTACGACGGGGGAAGGCTATTTTACAAAATCTGCTACAATAGATCCTTTTAATAGGTTTCAAATTTTTAATGATATTATTTGGAGTACTATAAGCACTGTAACTCCTCCAGGATTGGTTCTTGGTGAGGGTGAGGGTAGTCTAGCAACAATTCGTAGTACGTGCCGGGGAGTGCGCTACAAGGAGGTGTTTGATTTATTTAGTGGTGCTGCGAATGCTGGAACTCAAGGTTTTACTAAAATGTTTATTAATGCGTTCGAGACAGATTCATTTAATCTTAATTGGCTAGACGAAAACGATGCTACAAAAAACATTAAGAATCAACAAAAGTACTTAGATGAGTTAACAAAAGGGGCAGGAAAAGACGCAGTAATTGCTTTAAATGAAAATGAACGCAAGGAGCTGTTCAGTCAATTATTTGAAGCAGAAGAAATGGCTAAGCTATTTTTTATTGAAAACTACCTACTAAACATACAACAATTAGCATCTCCATGGGGCTTAATGGGATATGATCCATACTTTGCTTATCTAATAATGTACACCGGTTGGCTAGGTGGTGCAGGATTATTACAGATTAGCGAAAAAAATAAAGATGCGGGAATCCCAAATCCAAACGCTCTAAAAGATCGCAAGACTGCACCAGAAGGTGGTATTAATTTAGTTTATACAATTCAAGTAGCTTTAGGAAACGATAACTACTCTGACAAAACCAATCACCAATTGTGGCATGATTATATTGGTACTGATGACGCTAAGAGAGCAGCTCTAGCTACGCAAGCTATAAAGTTTCTTGAAGTGACAGGAAAGTGGCTTCAACAAGTTAAACAGGATGAAAAGCGTAAAGCATACTTTGACGACTGGAATGCTAAGTTTATCACAGATAATAAAAGTATGGTTAACATGCTAGTGATTGTAAATGAGTTGGTGAATGCAGGTGGAACAGCGTCTAAGTATAGTTTTACTGAGAAAGTAAAGGGGTATCAGTTAGGATTAGACACAGCGTATAGAAAATTTGAAATGGAAATTGGAGACTAATGTCAAAAATATCATACAATACATTACTCGATGGAATTACAGACAGCTGCGCACTAACACAACCAATTGCTAGCGCTGCTCGAAACGTAGTACCAAGACGAGTAGCAATTCCAGTACCTCAAACAACTGGATCAGCTGAACCACCTCCAACAGATGTTTCCGGATCACAACCACCACAAGTCCTAGAAAACATATCAATAAACGGTAGTGAGATCACAGGAACAGCTAAGTTGGATCTAACGCCTTACCAAGATGCAGTAGCTGCAATAAGCTTACCAGCATCTCGAGACGTGGTGCTTCAGTCATCGGTTAAGTCTACAAAAGTAAAACCCTCAGTCGACTCGTTATTAGGAATTGATTCAACTGGAAAAACCATATACACTTCAGACGCACAAGGAAGTGCACTGCTAAATAGTGATCGAATAATAATCAATGCAAAGCAGCAGTTTGCAATGTTGTTTGGTCAAAAAGGAGTAGCTATTGCTTCTCCAACTCGAGTTAATATCGATGCTGGTGAAAGTGTTACTTTAGCTGCACAGGGTGGAAATGATGGAGGTTTGTTTCTAGGATTACCTAATAGAGGTCTACGTTATGAATCGCAAACACAGCAACAGATAGGTGATTCAAAGGGAGATCCAACTCCAGACAAACCATATGAACCTTTGGTGCTAGGTATTAAATTAGCCAACTGGATAGAAGACTTTTTAACAGTTTTAAAGAATGCAGTTGGAACTGACGGTTTAAGTAACGTGAAGTTTCAACCCACAACCCAAGCAGAGTTTGGTTTACTAGCAAATCGCATTCCAGAGATGCTTAGCAACTATGCGTATATCGATGGCGTTTCACACGGATCTGTTGACATGACCCAACTAGCTGCAATCAAAGAATCGTTATCAACTACACCAGATTACGTACCACCGCAAAAGCTTACCGGAAAAGTCACTGGCCAAGTGGTTATTACTGGAACGGGTGGTGGTGGAGATGCTGGACCTATAACTGATGAGCAAAAGATTCAAAATATAAAAGCAATTGCTACATACTTGAAATCTATTGGAATTACTAAACAAGGAGCTGCAGGGTTAATAGGTAACATACTAGGGGAGTCAGGAGCTAACCCATCAGCAAGAGAGCACAAAGAGAAGCCTGTAATTGGAGGAACAGGCGGTATCGGTATTGTACAGTGGACAGCCTCTCGTCGAAGAAACCTAGAAAAGGAAGCAGGAAACGATGCTAATAAGATTGTTGATCTAAACTTTCAATTACAATTCCTAGGTGCTGAACTACAAAAGTCATACTCAGGAGTACTTAGTAAATTAAAATCAAGCACATCCCTCGATGAGAGTACGATATATGTTTTAGAGAAGTTTGAGGTACCAGGTACCTATTTGAATCGAGGTACAAATCCAGGTGCTTATCAAGCTACACAACAAAAAAGAATCGGATACGCTAATTCTGCATTACCAATCGTAAGTACTGTTTACGGATAACATTAGTATGCCTAAAAAGATAACATATAACGATATATACGAGATTGTAAAAAGCACAATCAACTCATTGGCGCTTGCCTCAACTTCCTATAACATATCGGGTACTGTTACCGTTGACTTAAAGCCTTATCAGGATGCAATCTTAAAACTAGACTTTAAAGATTTTATAGACACAACACTTGCTTCAGATATTACTGCAGAGAGTGCGGGAGATCTGGATGCTATTTTTAAAATAGATAAACGAAAAGTAAACACCTTTGTACCTGATGCAAACGGAGGAAGCATATTATTAAATGGTGATAGAATTATATTGAACGCTAAAAGCGACTTTAGTATGTTGTTTGGTCAGAAGGGAGTAGCTATTGCATCACCCGAACGCGTCAACATTGATGCTGGTCAATCAATAACGCTATTCACACCCGAAAGCTTATTTTTAGGATTACCCAATAGAGGACAGAGTGTAAATAAAATACAAAAGACACAAGGTGAGCTAGGTGATACAAAAGGAGATCCTACTCCCGATTACGCATACGAGCCAATGGTATTAGGTGTTAAGCTGGCCAATCTCTTAGAAGATCTAGTCACAGCTGTAAGTGATGGCGACTTAGTATCGGGATTATCAAATGCTAGTTGGCAACCGTCAACTATAGCTGAGTTTCAACTACTAGCAAACAGATTACCAGAGATACTAAGCACTTATGCGTATGTTGATGGTGTGTCTCACGAAGATGTCAATCAAGAAACATTAAAGCAACTCAAAGCTAAACAAAAAGCAACAAAACCATTTGTTCCACCATCTGAGATATCTGCAACAGTAGTAGGTACAATTACTCCACCACTAAATACTGGAGTACCAAGTGGAGGTCCAGTAGGCACAAATACAACAGTCGCAGGATCGGGAGGATATCCGGTTAATGAAAGCACGGCAGCCTTTATTAATCAACACTGTGGAGGAGTTAATCCGGCAACCCTGCTGAGCGATGGTACCATGAAAGTAGATCGTATAGAAGCACCAACAAACGCTAAGCAAAGAGAAGATCCACTAAAATGTCGCCACTGGCTGACACCAAACCCAGCCTATGTAGCAGCTTTAACTTCAGTAACTATTCCATTGGCTGGAGGAAAAACTTCAACAGTAAAACTACACCCTTCCTACGCTCAAGTACTACAACCGGCTTTAGCTGAAATAGCATCGAATGGTGGTCGTGAGTACATAGTGAGTTGTGCAGGAGGATTAGCAGTAAGGAATGTGACTAATGGAACGCGTTTAGCAAACCATGCTTACGGTTTTGCTCTTGACGTTAATTCTTCTACAGATGGCTTTCAATACGGAGCACCAGCATGGAACTTTGAAAAACAAACCGTTGGATCAACGCCTTGGAATGCATTTCAACGAGGCTTCTACGAAAAAGTAGCTCTTGTAATGAAAAAATACAACATAACCTGGTTATCCTCAATGGACCCGATGCACTTCTCAATACACGAATAACATGCTATATACGTACAGTACAATATATGAGAACTTAAAAGCGCTAGGATTAGTGGGAGTGACTAGTACTATGTTTTCATTTGAAGCTACTTATGAAATTGACTTAACAGCCTATCAAGAAGCTGTAATGAAGTTAGACTTTAAGGGATTTCAAGATGAGCAGTTTGAGACGGGAATTAATGCAGCAGCTGCCAAGCCATCTGTAGAGCAGTTACTAGGAATTAGTAAGGAAGGTAACAACTCACACATTCCAGGAGGTGGAGATGCTAACATTATTGTAAATGCTGATCGTGTTATTCTTAATGCTAAAAAAGACTTTACCATGTTATTTGGGCAAGAGGGGGTAGCTATTGCTTCACCAACTCGTGTTAATATAGACTCAGGTCGTAGTATTACTTTATTTGGACACCAAAACGTATTTTTAGGTATTCCAAATAAAGGTAACCCAATTCCAAAAAATACCACACCGCCAGTTACAAAAGGGGATCCAACTTTAGACCAAGAGTATGATCCGTTAGTATTGGGATTAAAGTTAGCCAATTTAGTTCAAGACATCTGTTATGTACTCAAAGCCTCAGAACTCACTTCAGGAGTGAGTCCAGTTAGATTTCAGCCACACACACAAGCAGAGTTTGGTTTAATATCAAACCGTGTACCAGAGATACTGAGTAACTACGCTTACTTGGATGGATATAGTCACTCTGAGATTGATCAAGAAAAGCTTAAAGGGTTAAAAGAAGCACAAAAAGCGGTTGAAAATTATAAACCACCTACACAATTAACTGGATCATTTACAGGAACTGCAACTGGAACTCCAATGGTTGGTGGTGATAACACAGTACCGGCTGGATTAGACTTTACACCAGTACCTGGTAACGTCACTCCAACATCTAAAGAGTATATTATAGTAGAAGGAGGTCACGGAGCTTACTGGCCTAAAGGAAATCCATACTCCAAAACACCAGATCCTAAGCTCGGAGCGGGAGATGGAGATAACCTACACTCATTCACATCTGACATCGGTGCTCACCCTGGAAGAACAATGGATATTCAAGTGGAGGCTGCTCTAAAAGAGTTTAAAACAAAATTTGGCAAACCTGCAGATATTGTAGGTATGGTAGTTGAGATGAACGAAAAAGCATCCACAAAACAGGTCGCATGGAAGGTTCTAATCCAAGAAAGCAAGAATGGTATTCACTACTCATTCTTCAGAGCTCGAGGATCCGCAAAAGATCCAGCTGGTTCACTACCAAGTACTATGAGTCAGATTAATGCAGGAATGAACATAAAGAATTTCAAAAAAGTATATCTATTCACACACGATATTGGAAGTTTACTAATTACTCAAGCGTTTGCTATTTATTAACAAGATCTTATGCCAGTAAACTTTCAACTCAATTTTGTCGAACCACTACTACTCGATATCCAAAACGGAAACATACCGGATATGGATACGTTCTCTGGCAAGATAGCAGAATACTACGAACGAACTATTTTACTAGGAGCACCACAAGTGACAACTCCAATTCTACCTGCCCCAGCATTAAGCGGAGCACCAACCCCAATTGCTGATCCAACCGGGATGGGAGCAGGTGATGGCTATAAAAAACCAGGAAGTTACAATAGTACACTTCGTATGTATCGCAGTGTTGCAAGATATTATGTTGGTCGTGAATTGATCATGGGAGAGCAAGATTTACAATCAACCATAGAAACGCTAGGTAACATATATCAAGAACAAAACTTTAATGTAAAACGTGTAAAAGCATTAGTAAAAAAAGCACAGATCATTAAGGACGAGTTAAAGACGTTACCAGAAAAGGTAAAAGACATAGCAGCGGTAGCAGAGGTTCTTATGACAGAGTATAAAACAATGCTCAAAGCAATCAGAGATGAGTTTACTCTAGCAGACTTTGCCACACAAGCAGCAACAGGCATTTCAGCTCAAGCCTCCACTATATTCAAAGAAGAGTATACAATTATTGATACTATCTTAAACCTCAAGGTTGACAACCTAAAAGCTGTAGCAAACACTATTCAAGTAGTCAATAACTATAGTACTAAGTTTTCACGATTCCAAGACAGGACACAACAGCAACAAAAGCAGTTAGTTGTTAGCCGAATTAAAATTATACTAAATCGTATCAAAGAAGTTTTAGCAACAATCCTAGAGCCAACAAGTTTTGGACCGTTACTAACTCGTTTAGCTAGCGACAAGCCTGAGGTACAAGCCAAAATTGATAAAGCCAAAAAAGCTTATAGAGAGTTAAAACAAGCTGAAGAGTTGTTACGACCATCTCTTTTGGAATTAGAAAGACGTATTAAGGAGGAGAAGACTAACTTTCAGTTAATGATTAAACGGAGAGTGAAGGATATAAAAAAGCGTATAGAAAAAAAGCAAGTAGAAAATGGAATACGAAGAGCACAAAAAGCTGCTCTCACACCTTCCAAAGCACCAAAACAATCACCAATAAAGGATCTCATTAAGAATGCTAAAAAAGACATTGAAACGCTTAAAAAGAATAATGAGAAAAACATTAAGCTTCTTAAAAAGAAAACAAAACTAATTGGAACTATCACCAGAGATACAACTAATCTGACAAAGTCAATGATGGCGTTAAAAGACTCCATCATATTAACAGAGATCCCACTCCTAGAAGCGAAGTTTGCACAAGTATCAGGTAGTGTTGTTGAAATTTTAGGAACCAGTCAAGCATTGGGATTCAATCAAAACCAGCAAGGTACTCTTAATCAAGCGGGTACTCAAGCGAAGGAAACTTATAACCAACTGCGTAGTAGTATTAAGACTGCATCCAACAAAAAGGACGAAAAGTACGCACGTCGTTATTTCAGAGAACAAGGATTGCAAGATGTTGCGGAGCCGTTTGTTGCTTTGTTTTTAAAAACAAACATAACTTTTCAAGACTTTCGTGTCTTTATGGAAAAGACAGATAAGCGATACGACGAATACATAAACACTATTAAAGGTTTTAATCCTAAAATAAAAAGTATTGTAGATGCAATTAGATCACTAGACGATGAAGGTTTTTTTATCGAACCAGTAGATCAAACAACCGACACCTATAAGCAACGTCAAGTGGAGTGGGAGACAAGACAAAAGATAAGAAGACAAGCTCAGTTTAATAGAGCTGCAATTCGTCTATCTCCGGTTGAGTTAGAGAAGTTAAAACAAACTACTGGAATGGAAGTAGCACCACTCCCATCGAGAGGAACACTCATAACCGTATTGAGATGGCTACTAAAGACCATTCAAAAGGTAACAAAATGGCTATCAGATGGAGTAAAGAAGGTAAAAAAATATATTGAAAAGCAAAAACAAAAAGCCATTCAAATAGCAAAAGAACTCAGAATACAAGCGCTTGCTGCTATACCAATTCCTGTTGACGTACAGGATAGTGCAACTACAAAGGAGATTGCGGAAGAGAAACAAAAAGCAATAAAAGCATATCAAACCAAAATACAAACCCTTCGTAATAAAGGAGAGGCGATTGCCTTAGTATCTACAGCAGCAATCCCATTAGTCACAAACATTGGAGATGGAAAGTTAAAAGCATCAGACAATGAAAAATGGCTAAAGCAAATTGGACTTGGAATTTTTAAATATGAAACGGTAGGTGTAAAAAATACAGATCCTAGTTACACTAGATCACAAGAACAGAAAGAGCTTTGGGACAAGAATGTTAGTAGTTTGCAAATTATCGAAAACTTAGTTGATTTAGTTGTAAAGACAGGTCAGGATATTAAAGAATCGTCTACTAAGCTAAAAAAACTACCGCAAGAAGGTACGCAGGGTGTGGAGCAATTTGGTAGAGGATTTATAGATGATTTAAAAGTTGCACTAACCAAGATACAAACAAAAGTTGGAAAGCGACCAGATGGAACAATTGGATCGATATCAGATGTTGCATCAAACCGCATTGTGTCTATTATTATAGATTTATTTGCAGACGATATTACATTTGAAGTTGCTGTCAAAAAAATAAAACAATTGCGAGTGGAGTTGAGTGGAAAGGTCTTATCGTCGCTACTGCAGTCAGTCGATTTTACACAAGCACTTATTGATGTCGAACAGAAGTATCTGTACAATACTAGACGAACAATCCAAAAGATTACTGGAGCATTGCGAGTTGATACTAACCAAGATGAAGAAGAAAATAGCCAGGATTGGACTGGTGTTCCGATAGCTAAGAAGGATGCTGAGATTCGTAAAAAAGCAAAAGCAAAGGCTGATGAGTATCGTAAGCAGTTACAAAAGCTAAACATTGGAGGATTTAATTTTTACGATGAAATGATTAAACTCGACCGCATGATTACTAAACGTAACGGATCTTTTATAGCAGCTGTAATTGATCGATTGATTTGGGGAATCAACTATTTTGAAACCAAAGTACGTAACGAAGTTAAAAAGTGGATCAAAGAAAAAAGAGAGGAGACTACTTTGTTATTGAAAAAAACCAAAGAGCAACATAAAGATAAGCTAGCAAAACTAAAACAAAAAGTTGCTAATGTAGAAGGCTTAATCCAAGCACAAGTATTAGGACTCAGTGCTCGAATCTTCTGGACTGGAGCTACATGGCAAAACACCTACGGCACTACCTTTCAAGTGTTATCCATCGGTCAGTTTCCGAGGTTAAAAGTTGTTGGCTTAAAAGAAGGAGGAAGAGCTGTGATAGAGGAGATAGCGAAGAACTTCCAAAAGCAGCTAGATAGTATGTCGATAATCGCTTTCCCAAATCCCTCCTATGGAATACCACCACAATTAATTAAAGGATACAAGTAAACCAACCTATTTATAATAAACCACAATCATATGAAAGCATCCGATTTTGCGCAAGTATTAAGAAAAATTATCAAGGAAGAGGTACGCTCAGTTATTCGTGAAGAATTAAAATCAGCACTTACTCCAGTTCTGTTAGAACAGAAAAAAATGAAGAGTACAAGTACCACACAGAACAGACAGCCACTACCTCTTCCTAAGCAAAAACCACAAAAAGACTTTGGTATCACAATGAGTGGACCACTTGGAGACATTCTGAGAGAGACAGCAAATGACCTGAGAAACGGAACATCAGCTCCTATACAAGAAGCTGCAGGTAACGATTGGTCTAGTATGGGACACTTTGATGCAGGTGATGCAATGAACTTTGGTCACATGCAAGACGATGGCGACTATGACATGGATATGTCAGCACAGTTTTCAAACGATCCAACCGCAGCCTTTATGAAAGATTATTCAGGAGTTTTGAATAGTTCATACGAAAAGAGTGGAATGAAATAATGAAGTTAAAACAAGTATTGCGTGATATTATATTAGAGGGTAATCTATCGGATTTTGATGGACCAAATACTCCTGCAGCGCTAAAAAAGGAAGAAGAGATTAGTAATAAGAATGTTAAACCTCACGATGCTATTGAGGACCTAGATCTCAACACATTGAACCGCAATGTAACCATCAAAGAATACCGCTACGGTCCAATTAATCCAACTGACGAGAAGGGATCAGCTCAGTTTTGGGAAGATAAAGCTAAGATGTGGGATACTACAGTAGAAGCAGCAAAGCAATCTCGTTGTTCCAATTGTGGAGCATTCAATCAAAAACCAGACGTTATTACTAAAATAACAAAAGCAATTGGAGAAGAGGGTGATGTTATAGTGAAAGAAGCAAACCTAGGTTTTTGTGAATTCTTTTGGTTTAAGTGTGCTGGTGCTCGAACATGCGATGCGTGGGTAAGTGGAGGTCCTATAAAAAAATAATAAATGGCAATAGAAATAAAGAAACCAGTATTAGATTCGGAGCTTAATGTAGCAATAGGCGTTGACCTGCCTATGAACTCTAAGCAGGGGTCTTTATTTCAACTAAACTACCTGACTATCGATCAAATGGTAGCTAATGCTAAGAATTTATTATTTACTAATCACGGAGAACGTCCAATGCTTCCGACGTTCGGTTGCAATCTTCGCAATATGCTATTCCAAAATGCAACCGAAGAATTGACTATGGACATCGAAGATACTATTAGAGAAAACTTTCAAATCTGGCTTCCGTACATATTTATAAATGAGCTCATCGTGGATGCTCCTAATCTATCTCCAAACAGGATAAACATCAATATGTCTATAAGTTTGATAGGCAATAAGTTTGATACGAGATCGATTCAGTTTGAACTAAACACGGCTCAGTAATAAATTGGATATGTATACACCACCATCAAAGGACATAAAGTATTTAGGAAGAGACTTCGACAACATTAAGCAAGGCTTAATCGACTTTGTCAAAACATACTATCCAAATACATACAACGACTTCAACGAGACGTCACCAGGAATGATGTTCTTGGAGCTTGTCGCTTACGTAGGTGATACGTTAAACTATTACATCGACTCTCAATTAAAAGAGTCAATGTTATTACAAGCTACTGAGAAAAAAAACGTATTAGCAATTGCAGCAGCAATGGGATATAAGCCTAAAATTAGCGTTCCTTCTACGTTAGAGTTAGACGTATTTCAACTAATGCCAGCCTCAGGCAGTGGCAATCTAGCTGTTGCGGATACAAGATATGCACTACGCATTAATCCAGGAATGCGGGTACAATCCAAAGTGGACGTAAATGTTCCAACCTTATTGGAAACAAAACCAATTGACTTTTATGTACAAGATATTGTGGACTTTGCAATTAACACTGCAGACGATCCAGTAGAGTACTCAGTATATACAATTGATGCAACTGGTAATCCAGAATACTTTTTAGCTAAAAAAAGAGTAAAAGCGGTATCTGCAGCACCTTATCAATCTACAGCTCCAATTGGACCACCTACCAAGTTTCTTAAATTAAAGATACCATTTGAAACAACTCCACCTGATTTTATTGGAATTGATAGTATAGTGGATTCAGACGGAAATACTTGGTACGAAGTTCCATATCTAGCACAGGATACTATTTTTGAGCAGATTACAAATACAGCATTTAATGATCCAGATGCTGCTGTGTACAGTGATGAAATTCCTTATTTGCTTAAATTAAAAAAAGTACCAAGAAGGTTTGTTACGCGTATTTTAGACGATGGGGTTGAAATCCAATTTGGAGCAGGAGTAAGCACATCAGAAGATGAGGAGCTGTTACCAACACCGGATAACATTGGAGTAAACCTACCTACCGGGAAGATTGATATGGATGCATCTATGGATCCAAACACTCCTGGAATAACAAAAGCTTATGGTATTGCTCCATCCAATACAACACTAACCATCACCTACTTGCGTGGAGGAGGTATCCAGTCCAATGTAGCCAGTAACACCGTTACAACCATAACCGGAGTCGATACTAATACATTAAACTTTCCAACAAACACTCCAGCACTGAACACTACAATTTTAAATTCAATAGCTGTAAACAATCCAACTGCAGCAGTAGGTGGACGAGTAGAGGAAACTTTAGATGAGATTAGACAGAACGCATTAAAACAACTTTCTTCTCAAAACCGAGCAGTAACTCGAGAAGACTACTTACTAAGAGCTTTAGCAATGCCTCCACAATTTGGAAGTGTATCCAAAGCTTTCATTACGCCTGATGAGCAAAACAACATTGCGACTAGTGAGTTAAACGACACCGTAGCAAACCCGTTAGCCTTGAATTTGTACGTACTAGGTTACGATCAAAACAAGAACATTACAACTACTAACAGAGCTATAAAAGAAAACCTAAAGACTTACATTTCGCATTACAGAATGTTAACAGACAGCATTAATATCCGAGATGCATATGTTGTTAATATCCAAGTAAACTTTGACATTATACCACTTAGGGATCGTAATGCTAATGAAGTGCTTTTGACGTGTGTCAATGCGATGAGAGATTATTTCAACATCGATAAGTGGCAAATTAATCAACCAATTGTATTGTCCGATATATACAATATGTTACTAACCCAACCAGGTGTTCAAACTGTAACTAGAGTGGATATCACAAACCTAAACGATTCATCTTTAGGATATAGTAACATATTCTACGGCACACAACAAGCTACACGCAATGGGATTATTTATCCAAGTTTAGATCCAATGATTTTCGAGGTTAAGTATCCGGATAACGATATAAAAGGACGCATAGCAACATACTAAGATGATATTACGATTTTATCCAACCAAAGACGCTACACTGTATGAATCAGCTCCAGAACGTAACACTGGAATTGATCAGATATTGGAGCTTCAAACTACACCGGCTACGGGATCAGCAGGAGCTGCTGCAACCTCTAGCTATGTTTCACGTATTGTGTTGGGTTTTGATTACACAGCAATATCGTCTAGCATTGTTGCATTAGGATATAATCCAAATAACTTTAGCTATGGTTTAAAGTTATATGCCACAGAACCACAACAAATACCACTAGATTACATTATAGAAGCTCGTCCGTTAGCATATTCGTGGGATATGGGTATTGGTAGAACCCACACAACGCCTGCAACTACCGAGGGAACCAGTTGGTACTACAGACAAGGAAAGAACACACCATCAACGGCGTGGCCAACTTCCTCGTTTACCACTGGAACTACTGGATCTTGGCAAGTTAATCCGGGAGGAGGTACTTGGTATACAGCAAGCGTGGCCTCACAATCGTTTAGTTATACTACCACAGATTTAGATATAGACATTACGACTATTCTTCGTCAAGTACAGAGTGGTTCTATTACGTTAAATGGTTTAGTTATTAAACGCTCAGCATCAGACGAATCACTACTAAGCACTTTCTCTTCTCTAAAGTTCTACAGTAAGGATACCAACACCATATACAGTCCAGTAATTGAAGCAAAGTATAACGATAGCACCAACACTGGAACTGTTCCTACCATTGACACTGATAGTGAGTTTAATATAATCACATCAAACTTGCGTGCTGCGTATAAAGAAGATAGTAGACCTAAACTCAATGTTAATCCACGCTACCGGTTTCCGGTAATGACGTTTGCAACATCATCTGCGCAGCTAAATGTGTACAAATTACCGACAGGATCACAATATGCTGTGTATCTTGCTAAGTCTGACGACGCTATTATTAATTTTAGTGATTACACACAGCTAAGCTCAGACAGTAACGGAAGTTATTTTAGATTAAATTTAAGCAGCTTCCAACCAGAACAATACTATCGCTTGTTGTTTAAAATACCACAAAGTGATGGAGTGAGTTATGTTATTTACGATAACAACTTTATATTCAAAGTTGAACGTAATCAATAAGTATACAGATGAAGCATGGTGAAAAAAACACATTCTATGCGATGTCTGGTCAGTTTACTACGCTAGATGGCAAACCATATTCAGGACCTTATTATATTCTAGAATCTGGTATTCCTATGTCTGGAGCAGATGCTCACCACCCGCAGACAGCACCACTGCTACCAATCAAGCAATCGACAATACAATACACTACAGGAAGTATGGATGCTGTTCCAGCAATCAATACAACCCTAAACGAGAATGCTACAGTTTATGATCTAATTCCAACAATCATAAACCAACCTCCAATTGTAACACAGACTATTGCGGAAGGATCAACTCCACCAATTAGGCAGTCTAATACAGCTGATGGATCGGGTGATTTCATGTATCAGTTTCCAGACGGAACTGTACGCGTACATAAAAATACATCGATCACGTTGCGAGTTCAAGCGCAGCAACCTGATGTACTCAACGTCGAGAATGGTGTACTAGTAATTAAGCCACACGATGCAGAACTAACATATACTTGGACTTTCGATGGTGAAGTTATTGGAGGCACATCACAGCCAGTACCTGGATTTCTCCGAGTTGTTAGACAAAATGAGTTAATCTTAAACAACATTCAACCACAAGGAGCTGGTACCTACAATTGCATTGTCACTAATGATATTGGAAGTGTTGACGCAGGAACTATTACAATTGAAGTTTACAACACAAACATAGATAGTTACTTCTTTGAAAACCTTATTCAAAACGGAGATGCTACAGACGATATAAATGGTTGGAATAGTATGAGTGAAGGACTTACTGTCAATAGTTTTGTAACACCAAACGGCGAAAGACAGAAGAGCATTACAACACACACACTACCTGAAGTGTTTGAGTGGACGCAAGAGATGCTATATCCAAGACCTTATAATCTAAACTTTGGAGATTTACGAATACCACAAACATCCATTGGAGTTGCAGGAATAGCAAACCAACTAATACTCACAAACTATTTTACAAGAGACTCATACAAATATACAGTCAAAGATGGTGTCCCAGTCATCAAAGCATATCAAGACATTGACTTATCTGGAGATTTTGAACAATACATCAAAGGTGGAGTATATGGAGTAGATGGAGTTAGAGGCGTATTTACTTGTTACATTGGTAATGCCATTTTTCAATACGAACTTAATAACGAAGCAATTACACCAGGTGATAGACTAAGTCCAGTATCCTACTATCCAGGAGCACCGCGTTTAAGTGTAGAAAACTTTTCGAAAGCAGGTCCAGGGTTTGTACAAGAGAAGGTGTACATAACTTTAGAAGAATTTCAAAATAACCAACCACTACAGAGTAGGGTTTTAAAACAAATCAACGGACAGCAAGTTTCTGCTGCAGAAAATATAAACGTAGTTGATCCGTGGTCGGTGAGATTGCCTAAATATGCTGGACAAGTGTACTATACTGGTGGTAAAGGTTATGCAAACCCAGATCTACCTAGTTTAGGAGATTCTCGAGACGCACACCTATTTGTTGCTGATGAAATACTGCCTAATCCTGATGACAGATACACATACGGTCAGTATGCAGAATTTAGAAAAGAAGTAATTGATAAGCTTGATCCTAGAACAAATAAAGTACGTGTTACTATTAACATCGAAGCACCAAACTTAGGTGTGTTCTTACGAGAGCGTGGTGGAGATAATATGCCACTGCCTGATGAGGGTCTGTGGGAGGTGTTGCCGTGGACATCAACATGGCCATCAAGATCGTTTGGCCTTAAAAATAATGACGGCTACCCATACCCAAGTAGTTCTTGGGAGATTATAAATAACCTAAATGGCACGCTTATTGAAAAGATGCCACGTGTTGGATTGAACTCTAGAGCGCTAGTAACCGGTTTAACCTTTGCTCTAGTACCGGTGTTTACGGATGATATCCTACTCACAAATAGACTAGTAGATAGTATGTTGGCTGAGACAAGGTTTATTGTGGACACAGTCAATTCACCTATTGATACCAGTGCCGCACCATACAATGCAGCAACAGATATCAGCATCGTAACAGTAAAAGCAAGGCTAGCTCAGATACAAACAGACTTAGAAAGGCTAGATAGAGAGATCATAAACCTGCAAGGTTACATAAAAATCAACGCAGCAGAGCTAGACAAATATCAAGATGTTATTGATAAGTCTAATGCAAGCAAAGACTCTGGTATTACTCAGGAAGAAATCCAAGAAGCAAACAAACAAATAGAGTACTACAGTGGTTTGATTGACGGTTATGAGGATGAAATAAAAGAGAGAGAGGACGAACAGCGAAAACTACGAATTGAGTATAACAGCATTCCAATATAGTATTGGTTACTATTTATAGTATATGAGTAAGAACCAGATATTACTAAATACATACAATGCTGATGAGGCGCTGCGTGTAGGCGATTTTACTTTAATGCCAATCAACCCTAAACCGCCAATTATCACATCGCATCCAATTAGAAACATTATACAGACTACTCATAGTACACCAGTATTTGATCCTAGCAACCCATTTAATACAGCACTTCCACCCAACTACGTTCCACTTAAACCAATTTTTAATAAATTTACAATCCGTCAAGGAACAGCAATACAATGGACAATGTTTTTGCTCGATCCTTCCAACATCAACAATCCAAACGATATTTCAAATTTAAAGTATGTTTGGAAAAAAAACGGAACACCTTTATTTGCTCTTAACAGATTGAACAATGGTAAGGGAACGAAAAGTGTAGTTTTCTCTGAAAAAGATGTTACAGGAGAGTTAAATGGAGAGTATATTTGTGAGGTTAGTAACGAGTATGGAACAACAACTACTACACCATTTACCTTAGACATATTAGACCTAGACACCCACGGATCTATTTATTCTAACCTAATTAACAACGGTGACGGGGATGGAGGATTAGATTCTTGGATTGATCAAAGCGGTCAATTTAGAACTGTGATGGCGAGTAAGGATAGTTTTGTTGGAAGCGACTCTACAATAGCTGAGTTTCAAGCTTCAACCGGATCACTACAGTTACCACCATACCCATTTCGTTTTGGAGTGCTTAATCCAAGCAACTTATTTTATACGATATTTTATAAGCTAATCAAAGCCAACCCTAACATTACAGACCTAACAACACAAATGGACACAGACGCCAATGGTGTACCAAAGGGGTTAGCAGATTGGGAGTGGTGGAAAGCTACTGCACTAATTCCGTCAATAATAAGCAATGAAGATATTAAGGTATTTAGTAGTCCTCAAGGCTTTTTTCCAGGTCCAGATTGGATTGATAGGTACAATAAAAACAAACAAGCAAAAGCACAAAAGCAATACAAAACACTGCTTGATGAGATGGATGTCAACAAGACCAATACTGCCTACTTTACAAGAAACGTAATGCAGTTTGGGGATCCAAAAACAGTAAGTCTTGAGCAGAGCATAAACGTAGTGAACGTTGCTCCTCTTATTGATGGTCAAGTGGCTGGAGTTGATCGTTTAACTGGTCACTTTTTTGCATACGTAGGTGCAGGTATATCAAGATATCGAGTAAAGTATACATACAAAGGAAAGTCGAGATCGGTAAACTGGTACGTTAAAGACTTAGTATCGTTCCGCCGAGCATTACAAGGCGATGCAACTGCAGGTTCAAGAATCACACCAGACAAAGGAACGCCCATCGAGATAGAGCCATTAGTAGACGATACAATGGGAATTACATTAGATTTCTTAGACTCAGTAGGACAAAAGCTAACAACAGCAACTATAGGCACACCAACTGCCGAAGATGTTTGGGCTGTAAAAGAAAAAGTGTTTTTTCCACTACTGTTATACCCAATTTTTGTATTTTTTGAAAGCAATGACAATCCTATAACCGTATTTGGTACACAATACACAACTACTACAGCACTTAGACCTTTAATTAAGAATCGAATAACAGATGTGACTGGATATCAAACTGCAATCACAACCGTAGAAGATGACATTGCCAGATTAGGTAGAGAGCTTGAGAATTTAAGTGACCTTATTACAAATGCAAAAACAGCTATAACTAGTGCGCAGGATCTAAAAAAGAGAGCTGACGCAGATGCGGATAGTGGCATTACGCAAGAAGAGTTGTCAGCTGCACAAGTGATTCTTGAAACATACCCGGCAAAC